ATCTTATTGGCAATCTCTTTGGTTAATTTAGGAACAGCGACAAGGAATTCTCTGGTATTTTCTCGACCTTGGCCAAGGCGATCTTCCCCACAGGAGTACCAAGCACCGCTCTTTTCGATGATACCATGCAGCACACCAAGATCTATGACTTCAGATTCATAACTGATACCTTTACCATAGATGATATCAAATTCAGCTTTACGGAAAGGAGGGGCAAGCTTGTTTTTAACTACACGAACAACTGTCTTATTACCTACTATCACTGCATCTTCAGCTACCCCAATCTTAAGAGCACCCACACGCTTAATCTCAAATCTGAGGGAAGCATAAAACTTTAAAGCCATTCCACCAGTCGTAGTTTCCGGGGAACCCCACATTACGCCTATTTTCATTCTTGTTTGATTGATAAATATTACTAATGTATTAGAACGAGAAACATTGGAAGTTAGTTTACGCATAGCTTGACTCATCAAACGAGCCATTAGGCCCATATGCGAGTCGCCCATTTCGCCTTCCAATTCTGCGCGAGGAGTTAGTGCTGCCACAGAATCAACAACTATAACAGAAATACCACCACCTTTTACGAATTGATCTACTATTTCCAATGCTTGTTCACCCCCACCATCAGGTTGACTTACAAGTAGATCATCTATGTCAACACCCAAATTTCTGGCGTATTCGGTATCTAAAGCATGTTCAGCATCAACGTATGCACAAATACCACCCATCTTTTGTGCACTAGCTACAACATGCAAAGCTAATGTGCTCTTGCCAACTGACTCTGGCCCAAATATTTCAACAATTCTACCTCTAGGAATACCACCAACTCCAATGGCTATATCTAAACCTAAAGAGCCAGTGGAAATAACATCTTCTTTTCTGATCTGGGCAGCTCTGGTATCTCCAAGGCGCATGACAGTACCTTTACCAAACGCCTTTTCGATGGAAGCTACTGACGCAGCAACTAGCTTTTCTACATCAGCAGAAGGTTTATTCTCGTTAGATAATTCTGCTGACTTCTTTTTAGGCGGGGGATTGGGCACTTTGCACTCCTGGTAGGAATCGAAATGGGTGGTCTCGCTACGTGCTTAGCCAACTATTCGAAGGCTAAAACACACGGGGCCTTACCGCCAGTCCACCCACAGCCTCCTGAGTTATCCACGTCCTCAGGTTTAATATGGCTCTTCGTGGTTGAGCCAGAGGTCCATTCTCTTACAGCTACGGAGAGTCGAATGGACAAGTCCACCTCCAAGCGCAAGTGGAGGCAACCTGGGGAGGGCAGCTTGGAAGTCTACTGGCCCGTAGCCCGCCAAACCAGGTACCAGGTTGCCTCCAGTCTTTAGATTACTTTGAAGACTTCTTGGCACTCTTCTTACGAGGCTTACGAGGGCCACGCAGCTCTTCAATCTGCTCCTTAAGCTCACGGAGCTTGCCTACTGACTCCTGGCGAAGCTTCTTGAGAGTGACCAGCTGCTCACGCAGATCCTTGTAGGCTTCCACGTTCTCTTCAGCAACGTCAGAAGGAATGCGCCCTCCATGTGCACTACTCAGTTCCTTGCCGTCTGCAGCCTTCTTGGCCAACCGCTCAGTGTACTTCTGAGTCATCTTCTCGATCTGTTCCTGCTGTGCCTTAGTGAGTCCCATTTCATGTCTCCTGTTTAGATATCTTTGTTACCTACTTACTTCTTGAGCGCTTTCTTCATTTCTTCTTCAAGACTGAGTGCACCACCTCCGCTTTCAGGCTCTTTTGGAGCGGGTGATTTACCAGGAGCTTTCTTTGCCGGGGCTTCCTCTGCTGCTGCCACTGTAGGCTTCCCAGGAGGCCCCTTCTTGCCTGGAGGAGCTTTCTTAGCAGCTGCAGCCTTGACCTTCTTTTCCTCTTCATCCAGGAAGGCAATGCGCTTTCCACAGCGGTCAAAGAGACCACAGTTTTCTGCGCACTGCTCATCCTTGGGATTACGCTGGCGTGCCTTTCCAAAGCACTCGACATAGACCTTGAACCCATCCTTGTCAACAACATCAACGAAGGTCTTGTCCTCAATCTGTTCATCACTCAACTGATCATAGTCGATGTTATCGTCTTTGTCAAGAGGTGGCCAATCCGGAGTGTCACTATTTGCTGCTTCTTCTGCTACCTCTTCCTCCTCTACAACAGCCTCTTCCTCTGCAGATTCTGAAGCTTCGTTTTCTTCACTTTCTGAAGCTTCTTCTTCCGTGGAATTTTCAACTACTTCCTCAGATTTAGCAGGTTCCTCTTTCTTTTCTTTCTTACCTGCAGAAAGTTGCCGACTTTCAGGAGTGGTAGCAGAAGATAAGGTGTATACATCTTCCTTAGTTCCGCCAGCCAGAATCAAGTCCTGCTGCTCACTTGTCATGAACGGCATGAGCTGATCTAGATTCCACATTTCGGATAAATCTTCATCAGTAATGTTCTCTGCCTTGCTTGGCTTTAGAGAAGGACGTGTGCGGTAATCTGTGTTGATATCCTTGCCCTCGCGTTCGATGGTGATATCGTGTCCATTGTCCAAGTCACATAGATCCACATTGTCTTGGTAGAAGTCAAGCAAATCTTTCATGATGGTAGTGCCAAAGCCAAATACCTGAATCTTTGGCTTGCCCGCCTTTGGTAAATTCTTATCTGGACAGCCATCGGCTTTCAGCTCTTCTACATTTTTCTTTGTCCACACTGGATCGTTAAGGTCCAGAATATTGGCAAAGATACGCATCTTTGCTCGCATTTGCTTTGCCATCTCGATATTAGCAGGATCCCCACTGGTGCGAAGTTCCTGAATGTGCTGGCAGAGTTTGCACGGAATGGGTTCACCACTTTCGTGCTGCACAAAATGCAAAGCATCTGGAGTTTTTGTAGCACAAGCAACTGTGAACTTGTTTTGCTCATCAGGATTTTCAGCTGCCATCACTCCATAATGAACCCACAACTCTCGCCACCACTGCAGCGCATTTGGCCCTTGGTCTGTGTAAGGGGGGAGGATTCGGATACGGTTGGTGCCGACTGCTGGCTTCCACCAGGTTACGGGGCGACCAATACGAGCTGCAGCCGCAGCCCTGGTGCGCTCCTCTTCCCACTTCTTCTTTGCCTTCTGCATGTCAGTCTTGAATGCCATCTTTGTCTCCTGTCAGTCCTTTGTGAGGGTATCCGATTGATCTTCTATGCAAGTTTCTTTTTACCCACAGGCATTTTCTTAGGAATATTATCAGTTGGATCAACCACAGATTCGTATTTTTGTTCTGTATTTTTAGCAGCCATAGCCTTTCTAGCACGCTCTTTAGCTGCATCCATTAGAATGCTAGGATTGCTGCTAGCTTCGGCTCTGTAATTGGCACCTAAACTAATTAGCATGTCTTTCTTTTGCTCAATTGCATCTTTCCCAGCCTGTAGCATACCAAGTTGTTTCTTTAATTCTAGGTAATGGTACATAGCTTTCTGATATTCAGAATTACCGATAACAGTATTTTCAACCATCTTTTCGGTAAGCTTGACTGGCTTACCTAAAGCTTGTGACGCTTGTTCAGCCTCCATCCTAGCTTGATGGTCAATATTGGCAGCCAATCGTTCAAGAAAGAACTTTTGTTTAGCTACCAAATCCTTAGCTAACTCGCAAGTAGAAGCCCACCAGGCGTATAGTTCTGGCTGTCTTAGAAACTCTTCTTGAAGATCTGCATTGTTTATGTACAAATCATCTTGAATTTCGCTGGTTAAAACTACACCTGGTTCAAGCTCCAAATTTGGGTTAGCATGACTGAAATTTTTGCCTGTACGAGATGACATGATGAGCCCTCGTTTACTCATACACCTGAGCCTGTAAAAACATACTATTTATTTCGTGTAAAAAGCTAATTACTTGATATTGTTAGGATAACTTCAATTCCTTTTTGTCGGTCCATGAAGTGGTCGTGTACGATATATCAGCAATTATGGGAACTTTAAAATTGAAATCTTCCATATCTTTTTTGATTTTAGGAAGAAGTTCCATATCTGCTTTGTGAAAATAGAAAATCAATTCATCATGAATTGGCATTACCAATCTAGATTTAGAATTTTTCAATATGTCATATACTCTAATTAATGCTATTTTAAATAAATCTGCTGCGCTGCTTTGAATAAGATGGTTAACGCCTTGACGTAATGCTCTTTCAATCTTCCACTTTTCACTAGTTAGAAATTTCCTTTTGGCAGCATCCTTAAGTTCAGGTAATCTTCTATAACGCCCAAACCAGTTCTGCACAAACATATCTCGTTGAGCTTGTATTTTTGTTCTGGCAATCCATCTAGATACTCCACGGTATCTATCAAAATATTGTTTGATAAATACCTTGCACTGCTCTTCGGTAAAGACTTCCTGCGGTGTACTAATTTTAACTGCCAGATTCTTAGCCCCTCCTCCGTATATGATTAAGAAGTTAATCATTTTGGCAATCTGACGATACTTCTTAATCTCTCCATACATGGAGTGAGATTTATCTTCCAGTATTTTTTCAGCTTCTTTGTACTTGTAGCCAAACATCTCGCAACAAGTACGTAAATGAACATCCTCACCTGTGTTGTTGTATACATCTAATAGAATAGGATCCTCACTAAAATGTGCACATAATCTTACTTCGATTTGTGAATAGTCGATCAATAGCAAGAATATATCTTTATCTACAACAACAATGCCTCCACATCTCGGACATTTTTTTGGGGCTACAACTAAATCTTCTTCATAACCACATGATGGCTTACCAATGTGGTGGCCAACACAAGTAACGTGAATGGGTGGGACAAATGCAGATCTTATGGTTGTGTCAACTCGAGGAATATTGGTTAAGTTTGGTTTGTGACTCGACATTCTTCCTGTACGAACATTTTGATTGTATTCGCAATGTATCTTCTGATCGGTAGCAGACATCGCAATAAGGTTATCTACGTAGGTAGTCTTAAGCTTCCTGGTCTCTCTGAAGGTCTGGAGGTCTGCTGCCACTTGGTGCTTGGAGGCCAGGCTCTCCAGGACTTCCTTATCCAGGCTAGACTTGCCCCCCTTGGTCTTCTTGTAGAACTTCACCCCCTTGGCCTGCAGCAGTGGGATAACCTGAGCGTTGCTCTCGATGTTGATCTCTTCTCCTAAGCTTTTCCACACAACCTTTTTAAGCTCTTCAAGATTGGTAGCCATTTCAGGAGATATTTTTTTAAGATACTTTCTATCAATAACTACGCCTTTGTGCTCCATATCTAGCAGAACATGGAGCAATCGACTTTCAATCTGAACATACAATTCTCTAAGAGATTTATCAGAGATAATTTTTGGCTGAAATTTCTTGAACATGGCCCAAGTGTAATGAGCATCAGAAGCTGCGTAGGGAGTCATTAACTCCAGAGGGACAAGCCCATAATGCACATTTTTCTTCTGCATTTTATGTGCACGAGCAAATTTTGTACGGAAGTCATCAAGAGCAAATTCCCATTTTGCTGCAGCTAAATCTACAAATGCCACAGCTAGGTCTTTCAGTTTGGAACTGGCGTTCTCATCAATGAGATTGTGCATCAACATAGTATCATGCACGATACCTGTAATATTGAATCCTTCATCTCTCAAAAAATGACCATCATATTTGAAATTGTGGAATAAGTAGATTTTATCTGGATCTTCGTATATCTCTTTTAGGTCATCAAACAACATCTCCATTGATAATTGTTTCTCATCCGAATCTACCTCAAGCCATTTTGGTTTTTTAGGATTTTCAGTCGCAGGATCTAATATTAGCTTCTTGTGTCTTATAGGAATATAGTAGCAATTTTCAGCACCAAAACTGAAAGAAAGACCAATTATTTTTGACGTAATATGACTAAGACCGCTGGTTTCGGTATCACAAGCAAGGTACTTTTTGATTCTTAATTCTTCGAATACCTCTTTCCATTTGGGTCTAGTATCTATCAGGTAGTAACGTCCTCCGGCTACTCCTGAGAATACTTTGATTTGCTGTGCTGTGTCCCGTACAGGTACAACCCTCGACGAGGATTGAGTTAGCACTGTTAGCTCCTAGCTATGGTTTGTTGTAGCCTTCAACTCCACGTTGTGAACGCTGAGTCTTGCGTTCTTCAAGCCACATCTCGGCTTCTTGAAGTTTGGTGATGACGATGCTGTTCTCGCGGCACGGGAACTTGCGATTGAACACCTCGATTGTGCGGCGAGCGAACTTGATCATGTCGTCGATCTGACAGCCATTGACACCAACCTCGTTGACCGGACCCATCTGCCCGACGAAGACCACCGATTGGTGGCTGTCTATGGTGATCCCAGGAGCAACCTCTCCATCAGGAAAGGGGTAGGCTCTGGTGGCTGGGTCAAATTGTTCGGGTTCGATCATTGCCCATTCGTTTTTCATTATTGTCTCCTCAGTAATCATTACTGCTATTTTTGTCTTGCGCGTCCAAAGTCCTTAGGTAGGGCTCCAGTCTTCCAGCCTGCTTGTTTTTTGACTTCGCGCAGACTATGATCTGCACTGCGCTTTTTCAACGTTTCTTTGAGGATTTCTTTGTCGTGAAGTTTAGTAGAGTACCCTCCTAAAACTTGCACCATCTTGATTGAACCACAATGTGGGCAACCAACAATGTAGTCCTCATTATGAGTCAAAACTTCACTAACTTCTCCGCAACTTTCGCAGAGATAATCCGCCATGAATGTAGCCATTTT